AGCGAATCATACTTGATGAAGTATCTGCAATCGATCAGCACTCAGAAGAGGGGAACCCGATCCGCTTATCAGAGCAGAGGGCTACTGACTTCGGACAGGAAGCCAAAATCCTCATTTCAAGTACTCCTACATTTTCAGGCGATGCAATAGATGTTGAATATCAGAACTCAGACCAACGAGAATACTTTGTTAAGTGCATACACTGCCAGCATGAACACACGTTGAAATGGGAAAACGTAAAATTCGATTGGAAGAAGAACGGCAAGCGAGATATTCCAGATTCCAGTACTGCAAAATTACACTGCCCAGAATGCAACAGTGAAATAACAGAATCACAGCGTATTAAGATGGTAGCTGGTGGACGTTGGATTGCCCAAAACCCATCTGTAACGGACACAGCAGGATTCTATATTAACCGCCTATACAGTCCTAATAGTACTATTCAGGCTATTGCAAAAGAGTTTGAACTAGCCTGGTTCGAGTACAACTACCAGTCATTTTACAATACAGTACTGGGATTGCATTATTCAGACCTTCAGGAAGAACTTGACGATCTAGCTTTAGAGAACTTACGTGATGACTCATTCGATTTAAAGAATATACCAGATTCAGTACTGGGAATTGTCGTAGGTTGTGACCAGCAATTAGACCGACTTGAAGCAACTGTATTAGGTTTCAACGAAACAGAACTATTCGTTCTCGGACATCGTTATTTCTACAGTCCAAACTGTGAAATCAAAGGGGCAAAGGCTTATACCGACCTTGCGACATTCTGTAATCAACGTTTCAAAACAGTATCCGGGCGTGATTTGCCAGTACTGAAAGTAGCTGTTGACGGTGGTAACGGTAGAGCGATGCAGACGGTACACAGTTTCTGTCAGCAGTATAAGAAGTTCGAAATGATTAAAGGCAGCTCGAATACCAAAGGTGACTTGTTCAAACGCAGTACCTCAGAAGGCCGTCAGTTCTACATGCTGAACGTACACGAGGGTAAGACTTGGGTACGTAGCCTGCTAAACAACGCAGTAGCAGATAAAACGGATGCACCGTTAACCATACATTTTGCACACGATTTGCCTGATGACTATTTCGAACAGATCACAGCAGAAAACCTAGAACGTTCGGGTAGTGGTGTTCGATGGAAGCAGATCACAGGCCGTCGTAATGAGGCACTTGATACGCTGGTCTACAGCCTCTGCATGATGAAACTGGCTCTGAGTAAACTAGGCGGTCAACCGTTCAAGAAACTGCGTGAATATCGCAGTAGCAAACGTACCGAAACTACCAGTACTGAACAATCACAACCCGTCAAACAACCTTCCGAACAAAACAATAAATACACTAAACCAACTGCTAAAAGTATTGGTAAATCATGGTTCGGCTAAGGATAAATAAACATGAAAGAAACAGTATATATCGGTCAAGTACTTCACGAAGTACTACAACCTAATACAAAATTAAAAATCGGGAATAGTACTGATACGTTATTCACACACAACACACAGAACGATACTGAAACGGTAACTATCGACACCACAAATTGGAATCCGGGTTATTACTCAGTCGTATATAACAATAATGGTGAATTAACTATCAGTACTGTCACCGTCATTGACCCGATGGCACAGACATCACGATTAACAGAACTGCAATCACAACTTGATGACCTTAATAAAATCATCAGTGCAAGAATTACAGGTGATACCAGTACTCTGACTATAAACAACAAGACTCTCGTAAAAGAAGATCTTAATACTTTGACCAGTCTGAGAAATGGTATTACTAAACAGGTCAATGACCTCAAGAAAAAACTAAACAAAACAAGCAGCAATACGTTCTTTAAAAGTACTATTCATTGCCGCTAATAACAGGAGATCACAAGGAATGTGGCCTTTTAACAAACGGCAGATTGAACCAGCAGTACCAGCCCCTAAACCAGCTAAACAAACCCGCAAATATCAACCTACCAGTACTGAATTCAAACCCCAAACCCGTTCATTAACTGGATTACCGACAAAGATTATCGGTACTCACGGTACTGGTGTTCAGAACGTCAACATCAATGCAGTACTGAGACAGTCTCTAACATCGTTACGTGATGCAAGCCGTTCACTGGTACTGCAAAACCCGTATGCACGTCGATACGTGTCACTGAGTTCTGGCACAGTTGCGGGTGCAGACGGTATAACAATTCGTCCCGCACCGTCTGGTCTAGATGGTCAAACCGATCCAGTACTGGCAGACCGTTTAGACAAGCTGTTTTACGAGTGGGCATCAGATGCAAACCGCTTTAGTACTGATGGTTCTCTGTCATTCGACATCTTTCAACAACTGGTAGAGCGTGCAAGAGCTACCGATGGTGAATGTTTTGTTCGATTGCATACAGACGGTGATGAACTACAGGTATCGATTATCGATGCTAGTCGTATTCCCAGTACTAAAAACGAGCTACTGAAAAATGGTTCGTACATCAGTAATGGGATAGAGCGTGATCAGCACGGTCGAGTACTGGCCTATCACGTAGCCGATATTAACCCGCTTAATTACACGATTCAGACCAACAGTACTCAACGTGTACCAGCCAGTGAAGTACTGCATTATTTCATTCCAGAATTCCCAGGACAGGAACGAGGTTTCCCGGACTGTATTGCAGTCATGAAAACCTTAGAGGACTTTAATAGCTATAACGAAGCGGCAGTACTACAGAAAAAGATCGCAAGTTCGGCTATGGGGTTCATTACCAATAGCGACAACACACAGGACGAACTATTAGACGGTGAAACCGAACAGCGTGAATACGTTGAACACTTTGAACCGGGCAGTATTAAAGAACTACAACCAGGCCAACAGATTCAGACTCTGAACCCGCAGGCAGGTACTGACAAAATCACAGAGTTCAGTGATGCAGTACTTACGACAATTTCAACTGGCTTATCCGTACCAAAGTCGATGCTAACTGGTGACACACAAAATGCGTCATTCAGTGCTGCGAAGATGGCAGACAGAATTAGCCGTGAAGGGTTCAAGACTCGTTCAAATCTCCTTATTTCTAAAGTACTCAAGCCTATCTATCGTGAGTTTATTAAAAGAATCATGGTTACTGAACTTAAGGAACTGAGTTTCACCAACTTTGAGAACATCGCTAACAGTACATTCATCACTGTTAAACAGGTAAGTCTCGATCCTAATAAAGATGCTCAATTCGAGCAGACGCTTTTAGATATGGGCGTTAAATCGAAGTCTCAAATTATTCGTGATTTAGGCATGGAGCCAATGCACGTGTTTGAGGAGTTACAGCGTGAAGCAGAGATGGAGATAAATAAAACAGCAACAATGAACAAGGAAAGTTCAAATGAAATTCAACAAAAACCAGAAACGGGAGATGACGCTAACGAGTGACGTACTCTCTGATAATAACGACCGTACAGTACTGTTAGCTTTCAGTTCTGAAAATCCAGTAGTACGTACTATCGGTGGTCAGGAATATAACGAAATTCTTCTGCATAACCCTGAGAACGTCAATCTAGAACGACTACAGAATAAGGCCGCTCTGCTTTATAACCACAACTTTGATAATCATATCGGCGTTATTGAGTCAGCCAGTATTGATGCTGACCATGTAGGCCGTGCATTAGTGCGTTTCAGTTCAGTTGGTATGGGTGCTGAAAAGTTCGAAATGGTACGTGAAAGTACTTTGTCAAAGGTCAGCGTAGGTTATTCCATTCTCGATTATCGAATTGAAGGTGAAAACCTCCTAGTTACCAAATGGGAACCTTACGAAATTAGCATGGTTTCAGTACCCGCTGATGACCTTGTAGGTGTAGGCCGTTCACTAGAAGAAGAACAGGAACCGGAACAAACCGAAACTGAAAATAACGACGAGCAGCTAACCGAACAAGAGGAACAGCGACAAGAGGAAACTGAAAATGAACCCGATGAAAATACTGAAAGTACTACTACTGCTACTGAGTCTGATCCCGAAATCGATACCGAAGCGGAAACGATAAATAACAGTGAAAGTAATGGCGATGGCGAACAGCCGGAACCAGAAGAACAAAATGATGATTCAGCCGTTCAGGAAGAACAGGCCGAAGAAGATCAAAAACGCATTGCCGAAATTAACGCTATTTCACGTGCATTCAATATCCACGCTGAAATTACAAATCAGGCAATCGAAACTGGCTTAAGCATTGATGCGTTTCGCCAACAAATTAAAAATAAACCCATTATCAAGGATGATAAAATGGAATTCTCTCTAAACACTCTGATCCGTTCTATTATGGACGGTGACAAATCTCTGCCATCCGGTAAAAACGGTGCAGTAGTTGCTAACGCTGATTTCGCACAGGCTGTACGTGCTGGTGTAACTACCACTACTGCAAAGGATATTATTCACACTGATGTACTGTACGGTTCATTCGTAGATATTCTGCGTGCTGAATCTGTTCTTAAGAATTTCCCAGTACAGATGTTTACCGGACTGACCTCTGAAATTGCAGTACCTAAACTGGCTGGCGATTTCACCGCAGGTTTCGGCTTTATTTCTGAGAATGGTGTATCACCAGAAGTTGATGCTAATTTCGAATCTGTAGTACTGAAACCTAAGACCTTCACTGGTTCAGTTCCGTTATCACGTTCGGTGGTTCGTTCATGCCCACAAGTAGAACAAATTGTTTCACAGGCTATTGTTGCCGGTTCTGCTGAACGTCTGGAAGCCCTGATCCTGAAAGGAATCGTAGATGCAGTAGTAGCAGCGGGTAAAGTCGAAACTGTAGACGCATATACCTATGCAGGCATCGTAGCAGCACAAGGCCAACTGGGTGATGAAGGCGTTTCTTACGGTTCTATTGCAGCTGTAATGTCTCCACAGACCAAAGCTACTCTGCGTAGTACTCTGCGTGGTGAGAACACCGCAGGCGTTTACCTGTTCGATGAAGGCGATCTGTGTGGTGTACCTGCCTACGACTCTAAAGTACTGGCTGGTCAGAACTTCATTATCCTCGGTGACTTCTCCAAAGTTGCTATTGCACAGTGGGGTGATTCTCTTGAGCTGGATATGGACGATACCACTAACCGTAATCGTGGTTCTGTAATCGCTCGCGTTTGGGCTGATCTGGACTTCGCAGTACTGGTGCCTGAAGCCTTCCGTATCATCAAACTGGCTTAATCTGATGAGAGCATTTAATACGCAATGTATGGATGCTCTGATTAACAGTTTTGGCGAACCTTTAGTACTAGATAATGGCAGTACTCTTACTGTCATTTTCGAACAGTCCGAAATAGCAATTCAAACTACCGAAGGACTTATACAAACAACAGAAAATTACTTTACATGCCGCCGTGATAAAATCACCTATGATGACTCTTTTGTACTGAATAATGTTCGGCACGAGGTTTACAACATCATTGATGATCTGTCAGGTCTATGTAACGTTTATTACAGAGAGGCTTGATCACATGAATATTTCAATTATTAAAAATCATGTATCAAGCCTTTTTGTATCTAATGGTTTGAAGGTACGCAAGGCCGCTAAAACTAACACTCAGACAGCCAATGATTACATTCTGATGATCAGTAATGTAACCGAACAATACGAACAACTTGAATACAGCAATCGTCATTCTGTAATGCTGACAATGGATGTACTGGTTACATCGCAGAGTGAATTAAAAGCACAGCAAACAATGACAAAAGTACAGGAAGTACTTTTCAGTACTGAATTAATTACTGGTCTACTGGAGCAGGGTATTAATGTTAGTTCACTAAAACTACTCTCAGTAGTCGATGATAACGATCCAGATACAGCCATAAATATCATTATGACAACGTGCCAGATTAATTACATCGCACGTCCTACAAATAATGGAGAATAACAATAATGGCAGGGATCATGCTCGGCAACCGCACGTTGCTATCTTACAGTACTGACATCAATAACTACTACCCAACCGCAGTATATCAAAATATAGATAATCTCGGTTCATTCCCAGAACTAAAAATCAGTAGTTCAAATCAGACTATTGAAACATATGATCAAGAATACCTAGCAGTACTGCGAGGTGATTTGAAGATTAGTAACATCAGTATTGTTGTTCATTACGACCCGTCTAACGTTGGTCATCAGTTTCTGAACAGTGCATACAGTAATAACAAAGTTTTCCAACTAAAATTAAGTATCTATGAAAGCCCAACAAGTTTACGTCAGAACTTCATCATTCTTAACGGTCGAATCACTGCACAGAAAGACGATGCTGATATTAATAAGGTGTACGGGCGTACATGGACATATACCCCAACTTCTATTGTCAATCAGGGCAGTATTGACGAACCAGCCCCACTACTAATCGGTAACTATGGTTTGGGTGCAGAAGGTACAACAGTTCCACATTATGAAGCCGATCCAACTGGTAACGCATTTATCAAAGTAGCGGCGACACGTACCGATAACCCACTGGGTGTAGATCTATTGGGTGTAGGCATGGTTGATGGTGGTGGCACTAATAAGGCACAGATCGTAGTGTCTGAGACTGCAACACCTCGCATGTACATCAGGAACACTGACAGTACTGCATGGGATCAAGTCTACAGTACTGCAAATAAGCCCTCTCTGGCCGCAGGTGCAACGCAGGGCGTAACCGGAACATTGCCTATCAGTTCTGGCGGTACAGGTGCAACCGTGGCAAGTACTGCACTCTCTAACCTAGGCGGGATGCCGAAAACGGGCGGTGCATTCACTGGTGGGGTCACAGGCACAACACTGTCACTATCCAGCACTTTAGCCGTGACAGGTGCCAGTACTCTTACAGGTGCAGTAACGGTAAACAACACGATTAACCAGGACGGTGTTGCAGCAGCAACCTATGGTCATACATCACTAAGTTCAGCAGCAGCAGGTACGAAATCATATCTACGTAAAATGCGTGGCGGTACTGGTGATACAGTTTTTCATGAAACCGTACAGGCCGGAAACTATCGTATCAGTACTGGAGCAACAACCGATAGCTCTGATGCTCTGACACTTTCCAGTACTGGCAACCTGACGATTACTGGTGCTCTGACAGCTACCGGGGCTACGTTAAGCACGCCGTTGCCTATCGCAAGTGGCGGTACTGGATCGAACGTAGCTCGTAAGGTTAATGGTTATCCCTTAACCTCAGACATTACCTTATCTCAGTCTGATATTGCAGGCACAGTACCCAGTACTTTAACAGTTAATAGCAAACCATTATCAGGCAATATTGTATTAGCACAGGCAGATATTGCAGGCACTGTACCAACTTCATTAACTGTGAATGGTAAAGCCTTAACAGGTAGTATTACGCTTGCTCAGGCTGATATTTCTGGAACAGTACCAACCAGCCGTACAGTAAATGGTAAGGCTCTTTCTGCAAATATTGTATTAGCACAGGCTGATATTGCAGGCACTGTACCAAATACTCTAACCGTTAACGGTAAGGCTCTTTCTACAAATATTGTATTAGCACAGGCTGATATTGCCGGAACAGTACCAACCAGCCGTACTGTGAATGGTCAGGCTCTGAGTAGCAACGTAGACCTTTCAGCACTCGATGTATCAGCAATGCCGTACTACGGAACCATCGTAACAGGTACGAACCTGAATACCCTGAACGGTTCTGTATATGGTGTTTATGAGCAACCAGTAACGGCAAACGCAACAACAGCTTTAAGCTATCCGGTTGCCGTGGGTGGTACGTTGTTTGTTCTGAAGAGTGGCGTAACTCATGCGAATTCATGTACTCAGGTTTATTACCCTTCCAGTACTGACGATATCTATAACCGTACAGGCACTTCAAACGACACTGGCACTGTCACATGGTCAGCATGGGTTCGTACTGCAAACATCACTACCGCAGGCGTTAACAGTTCTATCAAGTCTCTTACCGGACTGACTACAGCACTTTCAGTTGCACAGGGCGGTACTGGCTCAACCGTTGCTGCAACTGCACTCTCAAACCTGGGCGGTGTTTCTAAAACCGTAACCGTGAACTCTAAACCTCTGAGTGCCAACATTGTTCTGAACGCAGCAGACGTATCAGCAGTACCAACGACAAGAACGATAAACGGGCAAGTACTCAGTGATGATTTAGTACTGGGTGCCTTGGATGTAAATGCATTCCCATATTATGGAACTATCGTAACAGGTACGAACTTAAATACACTGAACGGTTCTGTTCATGGCATTTATGAACAACCTGTAAGTGCAAATGCTACCGTGGCATTGAACTATCCAGCAGTTGCAGCAGGCACGTTAGCTGTACTTAAAAATGGATTAACACATGCTAATAGCTGTACTCAGGTCTATTACCCGGCTAATGCTGATGATATCTATAACCGTACAGGAACAAGTAATAGCAGTGGTGTTGTAACCTGGTCAGCATGGGTTCGTACTGCAAACATCACCAGTGCAGGTGTGAACAGTACTATCAAGTCTCTTACCGGACTGACTACAGCGATTCCGATCACTGGTGGCGGCACGGGAGCTACTACAGCAGCCGCAGCTTTAACGAATCTGGGGGCAGTACCAACCAGCCGTACCATTAATGGTAAGCCTCTTACGGGTAATGTGGT